GCTTCAGCTATAGCCTGAACGCGCTTTGCTACGATTACCTCGGCAAGACTAAGTCCGAGAAGACCTTGGTAGAAGCCGCAAAGGAGTTTGGCGTAGACCCGAAGGGTGAGATGTGGAAGCTACCTGCCATGTACGTCGGCCCCTACGCCGAAACAGACGCAGAGATTACGCTGGAGCTTTGGAACCACTTCAAAACCCTGCTCAACCGCGAGGAACTTTGGGATGTGTGGCGGCTTGAAATTGCGCTTCTACCGCGCCTTGTAGATATGACCATGCGGGGCATTCGGGTAGACATTGACCGCGCCGAACGGACCAAGCAAATCCTAATGAAACAGGAAAAGGAGACGATCAAACAGATCAAATCCATAGCGGGGATGGGCGTTGAAATCTGGGCCGCGCAGTCTATAGCCAAGGCCTTTGACAAACTGAGCATCCCCTATCCACGCACGGAAAAAGGAGCGCCCAGCTTTACCAAATCGTTTCTGTCTGAGCATAGCCATGAGCTTGCAAAGCACATCGTTAAAGCGCGCAACCTAAACAAGACCAGTGGCTCGTTCATCGACGGCATCTTGAAATATGTCTACGACGGGAGAATCCACAGTCATATCAATCAGTTACGGTCCGACGATGGCGGTACAGTCTCGGGCCGTATCTCCATGAACTCGCCCAACCTGCAACAGATCCCGGCCCGCGACCCAGAGCTAGGCCCCATGATCCGCTCGTTGTTCCTCCCAGAAGAAGAACAACAGTGGGCGGCCATAGACTTCTCGCAACAGGAACCACGGATCTTGGTTCACTTCGCAAAGAATTATGGCAACCATAAAAACATGCCCATGGAGGGAGTAGAAAGTTTTGTGGACGGCTACCGCAACAACCCGGACATGGATTTTCACAGCATGGTCAGTGAAATGGCGGGCATCCCACGTAAGCAAGCGAAGGTAATTAACCTCGGCATGATGTACGGAATGGGCGTTAACAAACTCTCCGACCAATTAGATCTGTCGGTGGACGAAGCAAAAGCCCTAACACAGCAATATCATAAGCGCGTACCGTTCGTGAGGGGCCTGATGAAAGGTGTACAGAACAAGCTTGACGACCCACGGTCCTCGGGCAGTCTGCGCTCACTACGCGGCAGGAAATGTCGCTTTGATCTGTGGGAACCTAACAGCTTTCAAATGCACAAGGCGCTTCCCCGCGAAGAAGCAATCGCGACCCACGGGCCAACGACCAGTTTGCGGCGGGCGTACACTTATAAAGCGTTGAATAGGTTGATACAGGCTTCTGCCGCAGATATGACCAAGCAGGCGATGGTAGACGTTTGTGAAGCGGGTTTTATTCCCATGTTGCAGGTACATGATGAACTGGCTTTTTCTGTAGACAGCCCGGAACAAGCCAAAGAACTTGCTGAGATTATGGAAAATGCGGTGCCTTTACAGGTGCCAAATAAATGTGATGTAGAAGTAGGCCCAAGTTGGGGCGAGTGCGAGGATCTTACTAATGGCTAATATCAGAACCGCCTCCAAGGTAGGCACCATCTATTACGACCTGTATGACGGGGAAGGGTTCATTGTTTTAAACGACCGTTGGTTTGTTCTTTTGCCAGACATTTGCGAGCTAGATGTGTTGCAAGACCTGATTGCCGACTTGAGTGACATGTATGACGATGCCCATGGAGAAATGTTTTCGGAGGTTGATCCAAACTAGGATCATCCGTATACTCTCCCATATCAAACTAGGAGAAGTGTAATGGACACTACCAAATGGAAATCTGTGTTGTTGCCGCGCGACG